CTTTAAAGAGGAAGCAGCAGGTAAACTTAGAGTCTTTGCTATGGTTGATGTAATAACTCAATCATTGTTTGGACCTTTGCATAACTGACTGTTTTCTCTCTTCAGGAATATCCCTAACGATTGTACTCATGATCAATCCCGGGGCTTCAAGTATGCTCAAGAGTTATCTCTTAAGTATAATTGTTCCTTCGGTTTTGATTTAAGTGCGGCTACCGATAGATTACCTATCTCCTCTCAAAAAGCTATTTTGAATAGTCTTTTTGGGATAGGAGACCTTTGAGGAAACATTTTAGTTAATCGAGATTATATAATCTCGGAAAATAACTATAATATTCCTGTACAAAGTCTTCGTTACGAAGTGGGTCAACCTATGGGTGCTTTATCTTCATGGGCTATGTTAAATTTAACTCATCATATGATGATTCAATTTATCGCTCAATCGTTAGGAAAAGTACCAAAAGGAATTTGATATGATCAATACATCATCTTAGGTGATGATCTAGTTCTATTCGACAAGGCTATTGCTTCTCGATATCAATCGTTCTGTGAACAGATTGGTGTCGGGATCAATTTGTCTAAATCGATTATAGCTGAATCAAGACCTGTATTGGAATTTGCTAAACGTACATCCTTAAATGGATTAGATGTTTCTGCTTTATCATTTAAAGAATTGTTATCAGCTGATAACTTCTTTGGACGATTAGCGGTTACAACTCGTTTAGTTAATAACCAATGAGGTTCTGATTTGTGGAAACTTTTACTAATTGGTAGTCGACGATCGACAGATAAAACTGTGGATCGGATCTATCCATTAGTAGGTTTTGCAACTCAGCTATTTCAGAACGGGACTATCAAAATGGAAGATGTATTGTCGATCATTACTGATAAAGATAAACCTTTAAGTTTCTTCGGAAGAAATATCAACTGAATGAAACCTCATCTTATTTCTAAAGTTGTAAAAAACTTTTTAGAAAGAAAGATTTGGGATTTATCTTTAATAAGTAAACGAGATAGATTTTTCGCTGCTACTAATATATTAACTTTTAAATTAATACTTATTCATAAAATTGAAAATTCTATAGATAAGATATTTAAGTTAAATTATATAAGTAATAGGATTAATCTTCTAGATGAAGTTATAGTTTCTGATTCTCTAGAAACTTATTATAAATCATTAATTGATAATAATAAATCTTTAGAGTTAGAAAAACCATTAGTTCAGAGGTGATACTGAAATGATCCTAGTTTTAAAAATTTTAAAATTATGTTCATTCAAATCTCCTCTTTTTCTAATATATTTTATAGCTCTCAAAACAATCAGTACCCTGATCTTTCCTTATTAAGGTTAGGTTTAGATATTGATATGTCTTTTGATACTTCTAGAAGGTTATGACATTCTAAATATGATTTACTTTATTTATCTTCTTTTAAACAAGATAAATCTAAGTTTCTAAAATCTAAAAGTTTTTTAGATTTGGAATTAGATCTACTTTTGAGACAT